GATGTCGCCGGGGCGGATGGCGGAACCGATCTCATTGGTTGAGAAGGTGACCGTGTCATCTAGTAGGCGCTCGGACAGTAGTGCCCAGTTTGCGGCGCGGAGTGCTTGGCCTCTGCTTGTTACACCCAGAAGGCGTAGGTCTAGAGGGCGGTAGCCGTGACGGATGTACGCTTCGTCGTCGGAGACATACTCGATGCGGGTTTCGTATTGGTTGGCTGGGTCGTCCCAGCTGGCTAAGACGACGGTGTGACGAGCCCTGCGGGCAGTGCCGCTGTATAGAAAGTTGCCCCTGCTTACTTCGCCGCTGTCATCGAATTGTTCGATGGTGTTGGCATCACTGAAGGTGAATACAGCATCCTTTTCACGGTCTTGGACCGTGATTGCCATGGAACCTGCGTAGTACAGCAATCCACGGAAGATGCTGCTCATCTGTTGGAGGACTGTCCAGGCTTCTTCCCCGCTTTGGAGGAGGATGTTGCATGTGAAGCGGGGTTCCGTTCCACCACCTGGGGCGTCTACACCTTCGTCGCAGTACGTTGCGATTTGGTACAGGCTCCACTTGTCGACTAGGGCTTCTGAGATGTATTGGCCCGTGCCGTAGCGGTCATTTAGGAGTAGGTCTCTCAGTATCCATGCAGGGTTGTCGGTGTAAGCAACTTTGAATAGGCCGTCCCAGTTGCCGCTGTAGGTGCGGGTGACTGGGTTGTAGTTGTTGGGTACTTGGACCCGGAGACCCTTCATGTCGCAGGAGACATTGGGGATTTGGGAGTATTGGTCGGCTCGGATGCCGAGGCTCAGCATGGAGCTGTTGGCATAGCTGAATTTTTGATCTAATGACAGCACTACTGAGCTGAAATTAAATGTGCTTTCAGGTATGTCGATTGCTGGGTCGTATGTGTCGTCGTCTGGTGTTAGGCGGACAACACTGATTGTCCAGAGAGGGCCTACTCCTTCCAGCTCAAATTCATGTGCGCGCTGGAAGCTGCTGCTGAACTTTCCCTCGATGTAGCTGTCGAAGTAGGTGCGTGACGTTCCAGCGCTGTCTGTTGCTTGGATTTTGTAGTTGACTTTCCAGGTTCTTACGTCGCCGTCGTTTCCTGATGTGCGGCTGCCGTCCACTGTTTGGATGTAGAGGGCTTGCCAGGTGAGTAGAACCCGCGCAAAGTATTTTGCTCCTACGACTGCAGGGTTGACCGCTTGTGTTATGGGGCTGTTGAATTTACATACGGAGTCAACACCGATTGTGTTGCTTACTCGGTTGAATCCTGGGACGCCGGTTTGAGAACCGTTGGGTAGGCCGTAACTGAAGACGAGGTCTTCGGGTTGTGGGCTAATTTGACCGTTGGAGCTGCGGATTGGGGTGTTGTCTAAGTAGACGCTGCGCTCCAGTCCCTGGATTGTGTTGCCTTCTGCGGGGCCTTCGATTTGACCTTCGCAGAGTAGGAACTGCAGTTGGGCAAAGCTGACAGATTGCAGGCGTTTGTCGTCCTGCGTTACTACCGGTCTGTCTGGTTCTTTCTGTTTTTGGTTGCCGCCGCGACTTCCGCCACCGCCGCCAGCACCGTGTATGTATTTCATTACAGTTCTTTCCTAGTGACGTAGCCGAGTAAGCCGGAGGTGCCGGATACGTTTATTGATCTGGATTCGGGAAGTAGGCGTAGATCAAAAGAGACGAGTCGTGGTGCGGGAATGCGTCTTCTGCCGTAGAGCACAGGAACAACTTCTCCTTGGGCTGCGTTGGTTGAGTTACGTGTGAATAGGTTTGAATCCAGTTCTACGTTCTCTTGTTGTCCCGTTTTACCTTGCTTTTTTAAGACTGGGGTGGGGGTTAGTAGTGTTGCAATGCCGCCTAGGACTAACGATCCACCGAGAAGACCTAGTGCAAGGCCGCCACCAGCAACGGCAAAGGGAATAATTAGTGCTGCTGCAATTAATACAACGCCAGCAATGATTTGCAGGAATCCGCTGTCGCCGCCCGCACCACGGAGCTGTGGGGCAAATATGATTGTTGCTACGCCTGTTTCGCGCTGTAGCTCGTTCTCGTTTACTCCTTCGGCTTTGTCGGTGATGACGCGCCAGGCAACACCGCTTTCGTGTTGAGTTAGTACCCAGGCGCGTAGTCCTGGGCAGAGGACACACAATGCGCGGAATGCTTCGGCGGGTGATTTGACAGCAACGCGGAACTCACGTCCGAACTTTCTGCCCGCAGCACCTAGGAGTTTGACGGTGCGGACTTGCTCCAAAGGGGACCCGGTCGGATAACCCAGTTTAGACGACGCTCCCAGTAGCTACCGAATAGTTGTTTTCTGCTTTTGTGTTGCGCTGGGTGGTGCAAAAATGTACGCCGGTCTAGAAAAACTCCGACGTGGTCGGTGTGGCCGGGGTGGTTACCAAGATTTAGTAACAAAATGTCACCTTCTTGGTATTTGCCGTTGTAGACGGGCTCGCCGATTTCTGGCCAGGCCATGTCGAAAGGGTTGAATCCTGGTGTGTCCCATTCGCCCCAGGTGCCTCGGGGCCATGGGGGTAGTTCCACCTCCATTTCGTGGAGTTTGTCGCTGATTAGGGAATAGCAGTCGTAGAGACCGAAGATGAAGGGACGCCCCAGGAATGGGGCGACTGTGGTGAAGTCGCACTCGTGGAAGGAGTTGTCGGCTAAGCAGTAGACGGCCCAGGGGAGGGTGTCTGTCATTAGGACTTGTTGGTCGAGGGGGCTGAACCCTGCTAGTTCGAGGTGGGTGTGCCAGATGCCTGTTATTTGGTCGTCGTATTTGGCGTAGTCCTGGGGGTTTATGGAGAAGGTGGTGTGTCGATCATCAGCGACGTTGTTTACTTGGATGACGCTGCCGTCGGTTAAAACGAAGCCGCAGGTTTCTTCTGTTGGGTTTTTACAGGCCAGTTTGCGGATGGCTGTGCGCTGCTTCTTTGTTAGCCAGATCACAAAGTAAGACCAGGGAATCCGCCGTAGGGTAGGTCGGAATTGCCGCCAAAACGTAGGCGGCAGCTGTTGATGCGTTTTCCGCAGCGGTCCTCACCTGAGTAGTTCGGGTCTGTGGTGGGGCGGTCCTTTGCATCAGCGACTGCAGGGCCTGTGTAGCTGCAGTCAGCACTGCGGTAGACCCAAGGGCAGGCATAACGTAGTGCTCGACGTTTGGGCAGCGTTACTCCGTCAAGGTCGAATGGGGTGCTTAATTCGAAGGTGACGGATAGTTTGCCCTCGCTGGCTTTGCGTTGTACGAACCAGGTCTCGTCTGGCCAGCGCGCTCCAGCGTCTGGGTCGCTTCCGTTGTCGAGGTGGCGTGCCAGCACACGACGTCGGACAATTTTCATGCCGAGGAGGTCGTCGAAGGTGTTGATAAGTGTCGTGAATTCCAGGCCGATGTTGGCGATGGTCAGGGTTGGGTTTGGTAGGACGCCTTCGCTTCGCACTTCGAAGCCGGATGATTTGAAGGGGATGGCGGTATAAATTTCGCCTGCAAATTGAACGGGGCGGCCGTCAGCTACGACCCAGTTGCAGAAGTAGACGTAGCGATCTGTGTCTGGTATGCCTGTATCGAAATCTGAGGACTGTAGATCGAGTTCGAATAGCTCGATGATGGCATCGCCTTGCAGACCTTGTAGGTCTTTCTCAAACTCGAATGTTCTGTCGTCTGCCATCAGGTGTACCAGCGCTTAAGCGTGAAAGATATGGTTGCTAGATCCGTTGTTTGCCAGGACCATTCCCAAGATACGGGGTCGACAATGTACTTTTCTTCGGTGGTTTCTCCGGGAGGAGTCCAGTCAAAAGGTTGGGTTCCGTTGGCTATTAGTTCTTCTTCGAAGTTGAGGGCATCGTTGAAGTCCATGGGTGGGGTGCTTACGTCCCAGGTGTAGGCGACGGGGTTGAGGCCGTCTTGACGGCGAGCCATGTAGCCATCGCCGTATTGCTGCTGGAGCGTGCGAAAGGATGTGCGCTTTCTGGCACTCAGGGCAACGCAGAGGTTGGTGAGGCTGATGGGGTCGGTGCAGTCAGAAGGCATGGCTAGTAAAGAAGACCGCCGGGGCGTTTTTCACGGGTGATTACTTGCATTGTGGAGGACTCGACCATCCGTGCCAGCTTGGTTGCTTCGGCTGCGCGTTCGCCTTTCGATGAAGCAGATCCACCGCCGCCTGCTGCATTTACGTTGACGTTCACAACTGTGTTGCCACCCCCAGCTCCGTTTGGAATGATGTTTCCGCTTGACCCTGGTACGAAAAGTTCGGGGCCT